TGGCCTAGATGATGTTGTACCACCACCTGCACCTTCGCCATCTTGTACGGGACCTGTTCCTGCACCTTCAGGTACACCGATAAGGTCTGATGTTCCTTCACCGTCGCCATCTGCTAAAATATTAACACCTGGCAGGTCAACTAGGCTATTACCGTCTCCGCCTGTGCCACCGAACGCATCAAGTGATTCTTCTTCTATAAAAGTAGCATCTATTGTTGGGTTTAATGCTCTAAAATCTGTTGGGAAATTCTTCTTTACCATATTAAGAGTTTGCGTAAAAGTTCCACCAGAGAAAGAACTTGTTATACTTCTTACCAAGTAAACGTCAATCATAAGATTTGCGATTTTTATATTCATCAATTCATCAGTACCAGCCGCTTTATTATTGATAATCATACAGTATTGAAAACCAGAATAATTAACATTTTCATTGATATAAGTTTCATTTGTTCCGTTATTACCAAAGTACTCAGATGCTTTATCTGGCGGTATATAATTATTAAGCCAAAACGGATCGCCTTTAATTGTGATAGACAATTGCTGCATACTAATATCAGATTGTAATCCCTCGTAATAACGCTGTCTTGCAACTTCTATATCATTTTGGTCTGATGAACGATATACACCTGTTCTGTTTACATCACGCAAACGAGTTAATATTGTTCTTTCAAATATCATTGGCGAATTAATAAGAGTTTGAATTAGTGCATTGAATTCTTCATTTCTTAGATTTGCAACAAAATCGCTTTCTAATGCTTCAATTAAGACAAAACTATTGTCGCCTCTAACCTCAGGAGATATCAAATCAAAGTTGTCACTTCCTCTGCCTAGTGCTTCACGTGTCTGGTCTGATAAAATAGCTCCGAAGCCTTGACGTAAAATTTCGTCTTCACGTGCTTGTAAACTTGACAGTCTTCCAGAAACGCTTGATACTGCCGCTTCTGCCGCTGCTTGTCTTTCACGTAGACTCTCTATTTGTTGTCTAACTTCTGGTGTTATAACTCCAAGATCGCCTTCACTAAAGTTTTGAATATCAGCAAGTGTTGCTCTAAAGCTATCAGGGTCACTAAAGAAGCTGTCAACGCTTTCGTCTCCCATACCTGGTTGTATATTAGTTGTGTTTAACTGGTCTATAAACTCTTGCTGTAATGAGCGTCCTAATTGTGTTACTTCATCATTTATAGATTGAAGTGATCCACGTGCATCGTCTAGTTGAATAGAAAATGTATCTTGGTCTGTTTGTACACTACTTAATGCAGCCCTTGCATCTTGGTTTAGAGCATCAATTGATAAAGGTCCCTGGCCAGTACCACTAACAAAGTTTGCAAATGCAAACTCATCAGTTGGTGAAACATATGTTTTTGTAAGTTGTTTATTCAATGAAACTTGAAAGTCTAATATTTGATCGTTAAGTCCTGTGTATTGATAATAATACCTTTTTCTGCAACGACCCTGTGTAAAAATTTCATCAACCATTTTAGCACTATTTTGTGCTTTAACAGTTGCATCAATTTGATTTTGAAACAGAACAACTCGTCTGATACCAAGATAATATGTTACTTCATGTCCTCTAGTATTTGTTAAAATATTAAGACCGCCAGGATTTGGCACAGATACAGGCGTGATACTTACAATATCTGAAAAACTATCAGATTGTTCTGTCATTGCTTCACGTATCATTAGAGACTGATTACACAAATCTGCTACAATATTAAATATATTAGAACCTGGTGCTACAGTACCTATTTGTTGTGCAATGTTTACAGCACCAGAAGTTGTACCGACTCTATTTGAAGCTGAACTTAAATTAGAATTAGGTCCATTCATTGGCGAAGACATATACTGTTCTATTGTAGGATCTGTAACAAATTGATACGAATTAACAAATTTAGCATCTCCAGCAAAATTGTTTTCTTCGATTTTTTCATTTAGTTTATCAAAAAATTCTTGTATTGTTTCCCTAAGTGTATCTTTAATATCAAATTCTAAACTGTATCGTACAGTATTGATGTCAGAGTCAAATGATTTTTGTAGCACAATAGTACCATTTAGTATGGTCGAGGTTCCTCTTGCGTCTGTACCTGTTTGTAAATCACCGAAGTCAGATATTTTAAAAGGTAATATTTTTGTAGCTTGTAATTTTTTAGGCTGGTTATTTTCGTAACCAATAAAGTTAACTTTCATATACCATGTTGCATCATGTATACTTGTGAACCCCATTAAGACAGCCGCATTTTGCAAACTATCATTTAAACTTGTGTTTCCAACTTGAATAATATTAAAGTTTAATTTTGTTGCAGTACCAGACATTCTTGAACCACTTTGCGAACCAGTACCAAGACTTTCTACGTTTAAATCTTGTACATTAAACTCAGTAGAGCCACCCGTCATTGCAATTGTAATTCTACGTGTTTCTATTCCAGGCCAACCGTCATTTGCTACTGCGTCTAAATCATATCCGTCTGTCATAAAATTAATTGTAGCAAGTTCATCTACAATAAAAAATTCTAATGTATATGTATAGTAATCATAAATGTCTAATTCATTGTCCCAAAAATTACCGCTATTTTCAGCAATTTGCCAAAGGTCTGCGGTATTGTTGGCTGCTGCAAAATCATTTGTTACATTTGCGACACCTGTTGCGGCTGCTCCAGTAGCACCACCGTCTAATGGAGAATCACTACCGCTAACACCTACTGTTCCGGCTGGGGGCAAATCTGGGCTGCCACCTAGAAATAGTGATTGTTCTGCATTTCTTCTTCGTACTAGCCCAGGTGATCTTTGTCCACTTGCATTAACGTAAAGAAGCATAGCTCTTGCTATTTCATCTTTTGACCTAGTACCGTTTGCTGTCAACTGGTCAATACTACCAATGTTATAAGCAAAGCTAATTAATGCAGCACGTTCATTGGGTGTCCAATTATATCTACTATTGTAGCTATCCACATTTCTTTCATACGTACCAAGTTGGTTACGTAGCATTGCTCTTCCCTCTGCTTGAGAAATGGGTCCTATATTCGGTCTTTGGTTTTGGTTTCTGCTACCAGCATAGGAACCGTATCCGATTGACCACTGTGCGTGATCCCAGTACGGATTTGGGTCGAATCCCTCAAAGCTAACAATCATGTCTACGTAGTTTGTCATTTATTATTTCATCTTATCTATATTTTCACGTTTTGGTATACGTATTGTTTTACCTGCTGTAAAATCATTAATTGGATCTACTATCTCGTTTACATTTCTATGTGCAAAAATCCACCAATACTTTGCTGTGCCATACTTTTCAAAACTCATTAAGTCAGGTCTACGATCCATATGCTGAGGAATAACAACTTCCTCATCGAATGGATCTTTGTATAGATTTCTTTTATTTTGAATATCTAATACACGATTGTTAACAATAGATGTTTTTGACCATGGGGAATGTGATTTATACATATCCGTTTCCTTTCAACTGGCCGCTCAAATAACCTTGAAGTGTAAATTCTTCTCTTACATTTTTAGGAGCATAAGTAGTAGTAAGAGACATAACAAGAGTACTCACTACTGGAACTCTCGCACCAGAACTTAGTTCTAGGTAGTCTACGTCAGCATCTAAGTTATGAGTAAAATCTCGTATAAGAACAGGAACATTTTCATATATACCATAAGCATAAAATCTCAAAATAGGCGGGGGTAGTCCTCGATTAGGATCATTCTGTCCGAAATTCATTTTCATTGCACCTCGAAAAAATCTTAATGCATTCATAAGATATTCACCCTGTTCATCATTCTCTACTACGTAAGGAGCAGTTAAAGAAATTTCAGCATTCGCAGCCATTTCAAACGCACGTTGTTGAAAGTTTGAATGTGTAGGGTCATACGAACTGTAGTTTGCATTTGCAATAGTAGATATGGTTGGAGTATACGGAAAGTTAAATTGTGTCATACCAGAAGGACCAAGCCTGCCGCTAGGATCCTTAATATAAACCGGTTGTTCTGATGCATAAGGTGATGCCATATACGTTCTCCTAAATTATGACAGTATTTATCTGTCTATAAAGTTCGTATATAACACTTGACAAAGATTTCTAGAGGATGTATAATTATAGTAATAATTAGGAGAATACCATCATGGCCAGACGGCAAAATTATTTAAACAATAGGGATATGTTGAAACAAATCCATATCTCTAAATCAAATTTTAGTTGGTTTGAAGACCGAGAGCGTCATCACCAATACGATGTTATAATTGATAACGCTAAAGGAAAATTAAACGTAGAAAATGAAATCCGTGAACTTGAAGCAGTAGCACGTCAAAATCGTGCTGACCGTTTACAGAAAGAAGCATGGGATTTGAATACAGACAAGAAAAAGAAGCAAGCAGATTTTGCTGTTGATCCAAATTCATTTGAACAAAGTGAAATTGTATTTCGTGTTATGACATTTGAACATATTCCAGATGAACCAGGACGTAAAGCAAATCCCAAAACTGTTGCAGACCACAAAGTAAAACTTCCTTTTCCTCCATTCAAGCATTATATCATTGATAACAGCTTGATACGTGAAGTAGGCATTTCACATCATAACAAAAACAAAGAGTTTGATTTAACAAGCGGTGCTATTACAGCGACACTAGCAAACATGTATATCAAACTTGTTGAGCGTTATTCACAACGTGCTAACTGGCGTGGTTACACATACATTGACGAAATGCGTGGCCAAGCACTTCTACAGTTGACACAGATTGGTTTGCAGTTTAACGAAGATAAATCTGATAACCCATTTGCATATTATACAGCGGCAGTGAATAACTCATTCACACGTGTTCTAAACATCGAAAAGAAAAATCAAGGTATTCGTGATGACTTGTTAGAAAAAGCAGGACAAGCACCATCATGGACACGTCAGCTAGAACATGAAATGAAATCCCAAGAACGCTGGCAGAAAGTCGTTAAGACTAAAATTACAGACGAACAAATTCCAACTGAAACAATCAAAGAGATTTACGCAGACAATGAGTAATTTATTCAACAAACTTGCATTCTTTACAGACATTCACTATGGTATGCGTAACAACGCACGCCAACATAACGAAGACTGTGACGCATTTGTAGACTGGTTTATTCAGGAAGCAAAAGCAAAAGGGTGCGAGACATGTATCTTTGGGGGAGACTGGCACCACAATCGTGCTAGTCTCAATATCTCTACAATGAAGTGGAGTATTCAAGGACTACGCAAACTAAGTGAAGCATTTGAGAAAGTATACATGATACTAGGCAATCACGATTTATTTTATCGTGAAAGCCGTGACATCAACTCAATTGAGTTTGTTGAAGAATTAGAAAATGTATATCTAATTCGTGACACACACGTTGAAGGTGATGTAGCACTTGTCAGTTGGTTAGTTGGCGATGAATGGAAGAAAGTACCAAAGATTAAGTCAAAGTATATGTTTGGTCACTATGAACTTCCGTTCTTTATGTTGAATGCAATGGTAGAAATGCCAGATCATGGTGGTCTTAAACACGAAATGTTTAAGTCACAAGACTATGTGTTTACGGGTCACTTTCATAAGCGACAAGTAAAAGGTAATGTTATCTATACAGGTAACGCATTCCCACATAACTTTTCAGATGCGTGGGACGATGAACGAGGATGGATGTATCTAGAATGGGATAAAGAACCTGAGTTCTTTGCTTGGCCAGATGCTCCTAAATATAAAACTATCAAGCTATCTCAGTTACTAGATAATCCATCCAAGTACCTGTTACCAAAGTCATCTATTCGTATTCAACTTGACATTGATATCTCATATGAAGAAGCAAACTTCATCAAAGATACATTTGTTGATACATATGACTTACGTGATGTAACTCTACAACCGATTAAGAATTTGGAGCATACAGAAGAAAATGGCGCTGAAATACATTTTGAAACTATTGACCAAATCGTAGTTTCTCAATTAGCAGCACTAGATAGTGGAAGTTTCGATAAGAATGTACTAATCGAAATATACAACAATCTGTGAGAACAAAATGGAATATAAGAAAGTATTAATTACAGGAAACCGTAACTATGGACTTTGTGAAGCGATATGTAATCTTTTTGATACTGTGGATAATATTGATTACAGTACTGCTAGTCGGAGCACTGGTTGGAGCTTAGACACACAGGACGAACAACAACGTCTAGCACAACACTTTGTAGATGATGGATATAATGTGTTTATTAACAATTCTGCGATGTGGAAATTTCATCAGATTATGATAGCCGAAACAATGTATAAAACTGCGTTAGATGCAGGTGTCACTGCACAATTCATTCATATGGGTTCAACTGCCGATACCGGCGTTAAAGGCAGAACATGGCGTTATCCTACAGAAAAGAAAGCATTACGTGATTACAACCGTGACTTAACATATATGGCACAGGGTGGATCTAATATTAAAACAACGTGTCTATCGCCAGGCAGTTTAACTACCCCTAGTGTAATAAAGAAACATCCTGACAGAAAACTTATTGATGTTGAATATATAGCAGAAGTCATTTTATGGTTGCTTCAACAGCCAGAATATGTTAATATTAACGAAATTTCGTTAGACCCTATTCAATCAGGGACATACGCAAGAGAGAGGTAATCTGTTTGCTAAAACTAAAGAATATCACTATCCGCAATTTTATGTCGGTAGGTAATGTAACTCAGGCTATTGACTTACAACGTGACAACTTAACACTAGTTCTAGGTAATAACTTAGACCTTGGTGGTGATGGGTCACGTAACGGTACAGGAAAGACTACTCTTATTAATGCGCTTTCGTATGGTTTGTACGGTAACGCTCTTACTAATATTAAGAAAGATAACCTCATCAACAAAACAAATGCAAAGAATATGCTTGTTTCTGTTGATTTTGAGTATAACGGTAGTGAGTATCGCATTGAACGTGGTCGCAGACCTAACGTGTTCAAGTTGATGCGTGATGGACATGACATAAACATACAAGACGAAGCACAAGGTGAAATGCGACAAACACAGATTGAGGTAGATTCAATCATCGGTATTTCACATTCTATGTTTAAACATATCGTTGCTCTTAACACATACACAGAACCGTTCTTGTCTATGAGAGCAAATGACCAGCGTGAAATCATTGAAGAACTTCTTGGTATAACAGAACTTTCTCGTAAAGCAGAGAAACTAAAAGACGATATCAAAGACACAAAAGACCAAATCAAAGACGAAGAATATCGTTTGAAATCTATTGAAGATGCCAACCAACGTATCTTAAAATCAATCAAAGATATTGAACGCAGACAACGTATTTGGTCAGAGAAACATCAAACTGAATTAGCAGAACTTGAAACTGGACTTGATGCACTATCGCATATTGACATTGATAGTGAAATCAAGAACCACGCTCTATTAGCAGAATACAATGAAAAGAAAACACGTTTAGATGAAGCTAATCGTTGGATCACAAGTATCAATGCTGATGATGCGAAACAAGAAAAGCTAATTGAAAAACTAGAAGCAGAGATTAAGATGCTACAAGAACACAAGTGTTATGCTTGTGGTCAAGAAATGCATGACGAAAAACAAGAAAGTATTCTCGCTTCTAAAACAGATCAAAAGCAAGAAGCAGCAATGCAAATTCTTGCTAATGGTGTCCAACTAGAAGAACATATGAATACAGTTTCTTCTATTGGTGAGTTAGGCGATAAGCCTACAGTGTTCTATGAATCGTTAAACGATGCGTATGAACATCAAAACTCTGTTCGCATGTTGACAGAACAAATTGAACAGAAGAAAAAAGCAGAGGATCCTTATGAAGAACAGATTAAGGATATGCGTGAAAGTTCACTAGAGGAACTTGATTACTCACAAATGAATATGCTTATTTCATTCCGTGAACATCAGGACTTCTTAATGAAACTTCTTACAAATAAAGATTCATTCATTCGTAAGAAAATCATTGACCAGAACCTATCGTATCTAAACTCACGACTAGACTATTACTTAGAAAAGTTAGGTCTACCACATGAAGTTAAATTCCAATCTGACTTGTCAGTTGAAATTACCGAATTGGGTCGTGACTTAGACTTTGATAATTTATCACGTGGTGAACGTAATAGACTTATCTTAGGTCTATCTTGGGCATTCCGTGATATCTTTGAGTCGCTGTACTCTACAATCAACGTTCTATTCGTAGATGAACTTATTGATTCGGGTATGGACTCAAATGGTGTTGAAGCATCACTAGCAGTTCTTAAAAAGATGGTAAGAGATAGAGGACGTTCATTGTTCCTAGTATCACACCGTGAAGAATTACAGGGTCGAGTAAGTGACGTACTAAACGTCATCAAAGAAAACGGTTTCACTACATTCACACAAGAAGAAACCGTTGATGCAGGTATAGAATTAGAAACAGTTATATAGGAGATTATTATGACACTAAACGAACAGATCCAAGAACAAATGGATATCTATCTAAAAGAATCAGAAGCATTTGAAACTAAAGGTGTTAAAGCGGCCGCAGCACGTGCCCGTAAAGCACTTGGTGAACTAGGTAAATTGACTAAAGCACGCCGTGCAGAAATTCAAGAAAAAAAGAATAATATGTAAAAAAAGTTATTGACATTCATGTTCTAATTTGCTATATTAGTATTAATAGGGAAGTCGAAATCTCTTGTGTCTCCTCTCTCAACCTCTCTCAACAACTTGAGGTCTAGACTTCACTATTAAAAACAGAGCATGAACTTTACCCGGCTACTTAGGTAGTCGGGTTTTTTTCTGAATAAATACTATACAAGGAGGATTAGATTTATGAGCATTACAGGATTTCCGGCAAAGAAAAGCCAAGAAGAAAAAGACGCTATAGATAAAGCTATGGCAGAATTCTTAAAAAAGGGTGGAAAAATTAAACAATTGGCTGAAGGTGAACACACCGAAGCTAAAGATATGAAATACAAGTTCCGCAGACCAGCACAAAAGAAAGACTAATCTTTATGAACATAAGCCTTAGCAAGTTCCTAGAATGGGCGCAATTATTCACAGGTTGTACAGCCGCACTTATTGTATCAGCTAATCTAGGAGACACTTGGGTCTTTTGGGCTATGTGCTTATTTTTTATAAAAGATTCTATGATGGGTATATTTGCGTATATCAACAAGTATCCAGGTATTGTGATGTCTAGTGCGATATACGTACCTATAGATTTGCTAGGTATCTATAGATGGTGGCTTTTTTAATCTAGCTTTTTTCTAGTACTTTCCAAATATTCTTTAAGAACCTTAGAACTACCAATTCTTACGTTGATGATACCATTGTAGTATTCATCCGTTTCCAATACACGCCTGTCGAATTGCTCTTTTGCTTCCATGTAACTTAGAGCGCCACGACTCGGACAATAGTGTAATATTTCCCTAGTAAAATTTTCAGCACCTAGTTCCTCTACATCCCGGTTAAGATGTTCAGAAGAACCCCAATACTCACGCCAATCGCTTTCCTTAGTACCACGTCTTTTGTTCTTTTTGCCCTTTAGAGGTGGTTTTGTTGTTTTAAAACGGGCTAATTTCTTACCTACATATTTTTTGTTATTTGTTAAATTAGTAATCAGATAGACAAATCCCTCACAATCATCAGGTAATTCATTTACTATCTCATTTCTATATGTCCATTCGCTCATGTATTAATCATTTCTGGATATCTTATAAGGTCTAAAGACCTAAAACTTCATAAATCTCATTTCGCTTTCGCTCAACCGATTTATTCTGTTTTTCTTTTCTCATATATTTATATTGGGATAATCTATAAGATATTATCTTTTATACTTGCCTGCGGCTGAGCCACAATTGCCCTGTTCCCAGGACAACTGCAAAAAGGTACGGACTTGCCATAGCTTCATCGCCTCTGTTTTAGAGCTAGTAGCCAGTAACTACGGGGTCGGTTGGCGATTCCCCCTTCACTCAGTATTGCTCCTTTCGGACCAACGGCACCTCACGATATCCTAAACAGACAAAATATCATGTAAGTCGATAGTATTATAGTAATCTATCAGCGGTTATATATTATAAACTGGTCAACCATAGCCTTTGGAGCCATGGTCGTTTTGAATTCTGAACACTCTTATGTGTGGTTACGAGAAGCATAAGGGAGTTCATCCCCTCTAATCTGACGGCAACAGCATGTTTCAGCTGGCAGACTCAATCCCGGATTGGCAACCCAATCAACAGTCCACTATGTACGGTTATATTAGCCATTTTCATTGTATTAGCCTTTGATTGCCTATATTAGATTTGTATTAGATTTGTATTAGTTTTGAGCGTTAAACTTTTTTATATTAGCCTTAAAGTATAGGAACACCAGCTTTCTTGCTCATCTCATAGTTTTCACCTATGATATCATTAAGATGTTTTATGTGTCCAACTGGCATATCGTGTAGTTCAGATATACTGACCCCACCTCTCATATACCAAGTTAACTTTAACAGATTCTTATGTACTTTGTCAACCTGTTTTTCGTAATTATTTTGTTTTTCTATGATTTCTTCGTGGCTGGCGCCGATGAGCCAGCTGTGAAAAAATTTACAGGGTTGACCTCCAAGACAACCTGCTGTTTATGTTCACATTCTGGACACACGAATTCAAATGTTGTTGCATCTTTTGGTCTTTTTGAAACCATACGTGCTTGTTCGTTTATTTTATCTACCAAGTTACTTGGCACATTATTTAAAAATTCTTTAATCATATCATAGTCTTCTACCTTACCATCCGGCGTTTCGATACTATGAATGACGTTCACTAGTAAGTCTACGTTAAGTTCAGCTATTTTTCTAAAACTAGAATATAGAGTTCTCGCAATAGATGTTTCTTCTTTTTCTGCGTATTCTTCATTTAAAACTGATGTTTTTATTTGGCTTACAATCTTTTTCTGTTCTAGTTCTATAATAGCTAGTCTTGTAACACTTTCTAATGTTGTAGGTCGAATATTAATAGTTAAGTCTTCCCATAAAACGGGATCAACTTTATCAATTTCTGGTAGACGATTTAGTATATAGTTCACATCAATGTTAAAGTCATTTTTTTCATTGCACTTTTCACATTGATGGGTGTGTACCATATCAGATCCATATGTTGCATATTGAATAGCAAGATATAATGCCTCAGCATCTATATTTGCAATTTTTCTAGGATCAGGAATTGATGGGACGCAGCTTTTAATAACACTTATTAATGCTTCTCCGTTTAAGAGTGCATCTGGATTTTTAAGAGTTATCTCATCAATTGCAGTCATTGGACAGACTCCAATCTCATCCAGAGCGGTTTGATCTATTTCTGGATTGAATTTACCACCAGTTGGTAGTTTTATATAAATTGAAGGTTTCCTAAAGTATTTTGATAGTGGATTATTTGATGTCATTTCTTCGCCTCTGATAAATACAACATTACAGTATATTTATGTTCATAGTTATTTAATCATTTATAAACTACGAATATAATGAAAAAGCGAGAGAGTTTATGGCAGAAGACGTAATTATTCAGGGATTTGGAGATGATAGAAATTTTCCAGACTTTGCAACTGAGGCTACACAAAAACAATTATTGGCTACTTTTAAAGCCATGGGCCTTAAAGGATTAAAAAGCGAAGACTTGAATAAACTGATAGCGGCTATTAGCAGCGGCGATAAAAACGTTGCGGATATACTAAAATCAATCCAAGTAACAGGTGAAGACAACGATAAAAAACTAATCGACCGAATCTCTGACACTAATAAAAAAATAGAAAACCTACGAAAACAAAACAGAGATGGCGACAAAGAACGTGATAGAGATGCAGAAGAAACTAAAAAAATTCTATCTGAGTTTTCTGACGTAATGTCTAATATAAGAGACGGTCTGCAAACAGGTGAACTAGGTGTCGGTGACGCACTGGGAACTCTTACTGGTGCTTTAGGTATGATAGGTGGGGCAGCAGCGGGAGCAGCAACCGCTTTCGTAGGTATAGCAGCAGCAGTAAATGGTGCAAACCAATTCATGATAGGAATTGGTGAGGATAGATTTAATCTTGCAAATGAGATAAGACAAAGCGGATTGGCATCATCACTAAGTGTAGCAGAATCTGGACTTGTAAACTTCTCTGAAATGGTAAACAGAAGTTCATTTAGTCTAGGACAAGCAGCAGAATTTGCTAATAAATTTTCAGCGGCAGTTGGTGGTGCAGGAATTGAAAGGTCACTTCAATTTGTAGAAGATATGGCATATGGTGGCGCAGAAGGCGCAGATATGATGCGCAGGTTCGGCTTAGAGTTCGGTGGTGTCGCAAATGTTGCAGGACAATACTTAGAAAGTGTAAGAAATCTAGGTATGCTAGACAGAATGAACAATCAACAGTTACGTTCTGGTATGGAAGACTTCATGGAAACTGTAACCGTTACTTCTAATATTATGAAAATCAATATTCAAGATGCTGCGGAAATGATTGCGAATACTTTAAATCAGCGTGACGATTTGACAGTTATGCTTGCTGGTTTACCAGAAGAACTAAGACAGCGTGTCACTGGTATCGTATCAGCAATGGGCGCACAAGGTACTCAATTTGGCGAATCTATCTCTATGGCGCTTGCGTCAACCAGTTTTGATGAATTTCTAACAACCGAGCAAGGACAATCACTTGCTGGTAGTAACTTGGGACAGGAATTTATACCTTTACTGAGAAGTGTGACTGACCAAATCCGAATGGGTGCGGACCAAGGTGATGTGTTAGCTTCAATGGAAGGTCCATTACGTGCGATTGTTTCTCAGTTTGGCGATGATGGATTTAGGACATTGATTGCACAAAACCAAGATCCACTTATCAGAGCATTGGGTGCGGATTTTATTAGAATACTTGACAACATTGGTGATGCAAATGCAGGCAATCGTGCTGATACTAATCTTCAAGGTTTAGAAGATGACCGAGCATTTGTTGAAAGAGGTGTTGTTCAGCAAGAGTTTGTGTTAGCACAAGAAAATGTTATGAATGCACTAGCAAGAACTGTCGATTATGCAGAAAACCTGACTGCACGAAATCGAGCAAATATGGCACTTATTGATAGTGTTGAGCAAAATATGGTAGGTATAGTAAATTCATTAGGCGGTGAAGTTGCAGACCTTACGTTTGGAGCGGATGAAGCATTTAGAGGTGCAATAACGGCAGTTTCAGATTTTGCAGGAGCTATAGGTAGATTTGTATCTGATGATATGGCAACAGCATCGTTAATAGTACAAGAACAAAACCGACGTGCTATGGAGATGCTAGGAATAGATGAAGAAACGATTAGACGATTAGACGCCGAAGAGCAAGCATCTAGAACCCAAGAGGCACGACAAGAACACATTAATAGAACTGTTGGAGAAAGTGCTACTGAGAGAGATTTCGATGAGAATTTATTAAGGGCTGCGCTAAATTTCGGCGAAACTGTACACGAAGTAGAAAATAATGCAGGTCAAAATGAATTAAGAGTTTCTACAGGGTTTATGGACCCTTACGGAATGTCCACAGAGTACATGGTTGTAGATCCAGCAGCTTTACAAAGAGTAATAGCCGAACAGGACGTTCAATCCAATATGCTAGGAAGAACGGAAGAATTTGATGTTTCAGACAGATTTGCGAGTAGAGTATTAACTGCATTATCACAAGAAAATGGCGAACAATTAGCAGAATTGTTAGGAGCAAATTCTACATCTTCAACATTTGATATGGCAACTAGCTCGACACAAGCGGAACTTGCATTCGTTAACGAAGCATTAACACAATTAACATCGGCGAATGCACTAACAGAAGAAACGGTACAGCGTATGATTACTGCGATTGAATCTATTGATACTACTGGTTTCTGGAGAGGCGCATCTACTGAACGTGCCGAAGCAGGTGAGCGTGATGCATTGGTAGCTGAACTTAGAAGATTAGTAAACTCATTAAATGGAAACTAAACACTTGACATAATGAAATAAGTATGTTAGTATAAAAAATACAGGATTATAAAAAGATGGCAACTTGGAAAAAATATTTTAAAACCTATGATGGGGTAGCACGTAGTACTACGGCTCAACCTACACAGCAAGGTTCAGAAGCATCGAACAAACGATATAGCAGTTGGCTACCCGAAGTTTACCAAGGTCAGCCAAATCGTGTTGCTCGTTATGGTCAGTATGACCAAATGGATTTGGATTCAGAAGTAAATGCGGCTCTTGACATTATTGCAGAGTTCTCTACACTTACTGATGAACAAACAAAACTTCCTTTCAAGTTTGACTTCAACGAAGATCCTACAGAATCAGAAAATGAAATTCTACAGCGTACACTAAGACAGTGGTGTAACATCAATGAAATGCACAAGCGTATTTTCCGTATCTTTAGAAATGCCATCAAATACGGAGACCAAATGTTTGTGCGTGATCCTGAGACATACAAACTATTTTGGGTTGATCCTTCTAAAGTAGACAAAGTTATTGTTAATGAGGGTAAGGGTAAACAAATTGAAGCATATTATGTAAAAGATATTGATATCAATATCGAGTCAATGAATGTTACTGCGGACCCACAAAAACTTACACAGACTGCTACTGGTCAAATGGGTAGACCGAATATCAATTCAAACACTACACAAGGCTATCTTGGTGGTACAGCAGGTGGTACACGATTTGCAAATGAACAGAGTTCAACCCCAATCGACTCATCACATGTTATTCATATTTCACTAAGTGAAGGTATTGATTCGTTCTGGCCTTTCGGTACATCTATCCTAGAACCTGTATTCAAGGTTTACAAGCAAAAAGAACTACTTGAAGATGCTATTCTAATCTATCGTGTTCAACGTGCGCCTGAAAGACGTGTATTCTACATTGATGTTGGTAATATGCCGACACACAAAGCACGTGCGCACCTAGAGCGTATCAAAAACGAAATTCACCAAAGACGTATTCCATCTAAGACAGGTGGTGGACAGAACATTACAGATAGTGCTTACAATCCACTATCAATTATGGAAGACTACTTCTTTGCTCAAACAGCAGAAGGCCGTGGTTCTAAAGTTGAAACACTGCCAGGCGGTGAGAACTTAGGTCAGATTGATGACTTGAAATATTTCAATGACAAACTACTGCGTGGTCTGCGTGTTCCACCATCATATATCGGTGGACAGGAAGACGGCGGCTCATCATACAATGATGGTCGTGTTGGCACAGCAATGATTCAAGAATTCCGCTTCACTAAATTCTGTGAAAGACTACAAGCACTTATCGTAGAAGAACTTGACCGTGAATTTAAG